GTGCCGGTATCTCAACCCGATGACGAGCGGTTGCCCGACGCGAGCAGGCTCTGGATCGATCGGCCTGCAGCCGGGGCGCAACGGCCGTTCGCCGGCCGGGAGATCGGCGAAGTCGAACTCGCGGGACGCAAGTGCCGTGTGCTGCTCGCCGACGGCGCCGAGCCGGTCGATTGCGATATCGACGAGACGAACGGCGCGCGATCGGCCGGTGCGGAAGGGGAAATCGTCCGCTTCGAATTCGAGGGGCACCGCTACGTGCTGGTGGCCGAAGCACGCCGCCGCCGGGACGCAGTGCCGCCCGGCGACAACCCGTCCGGCATCGACATCGGCAGGCTGTTGAGCAGCCGCGAAATGCAGGTGGTCCAGTTGGTCTGCATGGGTTTCCTGACCAAACAGATTGCCGATCGCCTGCATATCAGCGAGTTCACCGTGCGCTCTTACCTGAAGACGATCTACGCGAAGCTGGGGGTGCGGTCACGCGCCGCGTTGGTGTTCCGCTTCATGAAGACGTTCAATGCGGACGCGCCGTTCAGGGAGTGAAATGAAAAACCCGCGAAGCATTGGCTGTCGCGGGTTTTTGCATGTTCCGGTGCGGGGCGGAACTAACTGTATGTGGTGCGTGAGGCCGGGCTCGAACACCCTTGTAAATAAAGGATTCTGCTGCCTCATGGGAGTTTTTTGGGGAGAAATTCGATAGTCGAGCAAGGACTCGAACCGACGCGCATCATGCGCCCCGTCGAGGCACTGGCGGCCAATCAACGGAACCCGCCGCAGCGGGCTTTTGAGACCCACCCGCCCCGGTCTTGACTACACTCATATCTCGCCAAGAAGCGGCAGCAGATCCAATGAAATAAGCCGCGCCTCGATGTTGTGCGCCGCAACCAAATGCTCTTCGTTGTCGACGGAGAACACCTCATCCTTGATGCTGACAACAATCGTGCCGAGCCGCTTCTTGCCATCCGCAGAGACGACGGCAATGAGTTCCTGCGCCTCTGGGACTTGCTGGGCGGTAAGTTCGACAGGCAGATACAGCATCCACCCGACGCCGGGACGATCATCAAACGCCTGCTTTTGCTCATAACCGTCAGGCGCAGCAGTAACAACAGCAGGTGAAAACTCCAGCACCATCCGCTTCACAACACTGGCAACAAGTTCCTTGCTATCGAGAAACGCGCCTCGCGCGTCAACGGTAACGACATCCGGAAAATCCCCCCCGCACGCCGCCGTCTCGATCGAACCGCCTACGTCATCGCCGGCCACGTTTAGCCAAATTCCGATGACCGCACTCTCCTGACCTTGATACTCGCTATCCAGCTCTGCGAGTACCGCTGGGTCCGGCGAACCGTCAGCCGCATACACAGAAGTCTTTTGCGCTTCTTGAAGCGTATCGCCCTTCATGCGCCAATTCGAGCGAGCGACAGACGAATCGCCGGCCGCCATCGCATCGATTACTGCGCCAACTTTGGCAAAGGTCAGGGCGAAATTCGTAGGGGCGATCCCACCTGCCTTGATGATGCTCTCAATTTTCATAGTGCAGTCTTACGGAAAATATTCTGACTCAATGCCGAGGAAGCGGAACCGACGGGACATCCGCTGGTACGTCAACGGCCCTTGGAAATAATACCGGAGTCGGGTGGGCGGGTTCGCCTTGACCTTCTTTGCCCGTGTGAGCGCCTGCTCCATCATCGCGCCCCACCCCTTGAAGAAATCCCCCGCTCCGGGGATCGATCCATCGAGAAACTGATCATAATTCCCCTTCGCCTCTTGTAGCAGGCATTCATTCGCCCTGAACCCGTCGAAGTCGGTCCCCAGCCACTCCCATTCATCGCTCCATCGGCAATTTTCCGTGTCGAAAGCGAAGCCGGTTACACGGGCCTGATACTGATAAGCAGGCCAATTCACGCCATGATTGAATCGCACGAGGTTGCCAGTCTGCTCCGGCGGACACTTCTTGCAAGGTTCGGTGGAGTCAGCCGTAGTCCGCGATTCCGCTTTCGTTTTCGCCTGCTCATCCATCTTGCTAACGTCGCCCCGCATGCTACCGATCCCCGCTACCGCCGTCCCTCCCAATAAAGCGCTTCCAATAGCTGACAATGCCGGCCCCACTTCCGCCGCTACGGCTATCAATAGGGGGATAAACGGTGCTGCCATGTGGGACTCCCTTCAAGCTATCTGGATGTTGTGATCGCCAAGTGACTTCTTGGACGTAGACATGAAAACGTTCATCGGCACTACGGCCGGGCTTCGTGAGCCAAGCCCGCGTCGCGGGTTTCGCGTAGAAGCCCGGCGAATAAGCCTCGACCTTCAGGAACTGGACGAGGTGCTCGCTGTCCTTGATGCCGACCGAGCGCGCGGCCTGATATGCGTCCCACAATCGGTTGGGTAGATCGATGTCCTGCGCCAAAGCAGGATCAGCCTTGATCAGATCGCGACGCACGCCGTCAACGAAGTTGCGGGCCTCGCCTGCGGCGAGTGCCGAAAGATGGGCGGGTGTGAGATTAAGCGGCATGGGGGTGCGCCCTAAATAGCTGTCCGTCGATCTCGATCAGCCAATCGAACGTAGGGGAAAAGAACATAGTCCGCTCTGTCGAACTCAACGCCGGCGCGAAGTACCGCATTACGCGTGCGTCGTAATAGCGCAGCATCGCCGTCCGACCGTCCGGCAATGTGGCATCCAGTCGTTCGCGAAGCTCATTCGCAAGCAGGCGCGGTTGGTAGGCGCTGATGATCCAGTTCACCCCGTATTCGCCTTGAGCCAAGCACGTCAACACGTCGCGCGTCGTGCTGTTCGTCCGCTCGTAATCAAAGAACCACGGGCCGGCATCGGCAAGCGACGCGTCTGGGGTTCCGTCAAGCAGCGCCATCGCCGATTCGCCCGAGCGCACTGGTGCTGAACCGCTCGTTTCTGAATACAGCAGACCATCCGCGAGCGCGAATAGGCGGAGTGGCAGACTCGCGCGCTCCTGCCATGAAGAAAAAATGACCTGAATGCTCACGGCACATCACCCACGAACGACCATCGCTGCCGCATTCTTGGCCGCAGCCAGCATGCAGGACAAGCAGAAGCCTTGCGAGGGTTGCGGCGTCCCCGAATCTAGCACCATGCGCCCGCCGTCGGCGGCGAAACCCATGCCGGGCAATTCATGCGATTCGAAGCTCTGATACATGTTGTCCTGCGAAGCGATCATCGTCGGACGCGGGCTGCAACCGCACGCGACCTCATCGCCCTCTAGCGCAGCTTCAAACCCCATCAACTCACCCGGCCAGCGTGGCCCCTTGGCGACGATGACGCCGATCTGCTTGCATGCCGGACAGATTACTTTCGCGCCGACATGAGTAAGCCCGCGCCCTTCGCAAGTCATCGTTGGAATAGCGTCTTGAGCAATGCCGCCGCTGGTCGAATGATCCCCTACACGAAGATAGTTTCGCTTCAATTGCTGGCCCTCTCGGTTTCTTTGTTCCGACTAATACCCGACACGGGGCCGTTTGTCGAGAGGCGAGCGCCGGCTTGACCAAATGTGACATTTGGCCCGCCCTCAAGCCTCGTCGCATAGGCAGGGAAATTTACCTTAGGTATTGACCTTAGGGTAAATCACCATCAGAATGTAGTCTGTTTAAACGAAATCGATAGGACTACAAAATGGTTTCGCCGGCACAATCGGAAAGCGTAAAGCTCAACCGCGAGACATGGCTCAACAGCATGGCTGCGCTCATGGCTCCGCGCTTCGCGGAACTCGGAAAGCCCCTCCCGAAGTTTCGCGTAACAATCGGCTGGACGAGCGGCGGGAAGAATGACAATGCGACCGGCGAATGTTGGTCGCCCCGCGTGAGCGAAGATGAGCACTTCGAGATTTTCTTGACGCCGCGCCGCGCCGACAGCATGGCGGTTGCCTGTACGCTCGCGCACGAACTGACGCATGCAGCGGTCGGGCTCGCAGAGGGGCACAAGGGCGAGTTTGCGCGCGTTGCACGGGCTCTTGGTTTCACGGGCAGGCTCACGCATGCACAACAGCCGCCAGCCCTTCAGGCGTGGATTCAGCCCATGATCGACAAGCTAGGGGCGCTGCCCCATGCCGCGATCATGCCGGACAGGCCGCGAGCGCTGATCGACATTTCCGCGCTCATGGGCGACACGAAGCGAAAGCCGGTCGAGGATGGAGACGACCACGGCGACGACGAGGACACCGGCAAGGCCGAGCCGCTGAACAACAAGCCGCCGCGCCAGTCGACGCGCATGCACAAGACCGAGTGCACCGAGTGCGGATACACGGCCCGCGTGTCGGCAAAATGGCTGAAGGTCGGCGCGCCCCTGTGTCCGGCCGGACACGGCCCGATGGAGTACGACGTGGGCGCGGTTGAGGGTACAGGCGACTGACGCTAAAAAGGTTCTTCGTGGATTCCCGGGGATGTCGCTTGCCGACCCTGAGCAGCCACCCGGATCAAAGACCTAAAGCCGTCATACAGGACGGCTATAGTGCTTGACTTGTGCCAGATAGGTCCAGCAGAATGGTGCGAGCCACATCGTACCATATAAAAATCGACCAAATATTAATGGGGATCAAAAATGCCAAAACTCACAAACTATCGCTTATTCATTAGTCACTCATGGGCTTACAGCGATGCTTACGAGAAGTTAGTCAATTTTTTTAACGAACACCCAAATTTCAAATGGACGGACTACTCCGTTCCAAAGAATGATCCAATTCACAACGCTCCTACCTCGCCCGCTCTTTACGAAGCAATCAAGCGTCAAGTTGCCCCAGTTAATTGCGTGGTGATGCTTGCCGGCGTATACAGCACCTATTCAACGTGGATCAATAAAGAGATAGAAATTGCCAAATATTATTCAAAGCCGCTTCTAGCTATCCAACCTTGGGGAGCGGAGAGAACATCCCAAGTCGTTAAGGATAATGCCGTTGCCATCGTAAATTGGCAGAGTAGTTCGATCGTTGACGCTATCCGCAAACATTCTATTTAGGATATTTATGCGCAAAGCACTTGTAGTCGGCATCGATAGCTACACAAACGTTTCACCACTCTACGGCTGTGTGAATGATTCGTTCGCGGTTAAAGGCATGCTTGATCGCCACGCCGATGGATCAGTGAATTTCGGCGTGAAGCATCTAACCGCCACTGGACCAAATGACCCCATCGAACGAGAGGAGCTTCGGGATGCTATTAAAAGCTTGTTCGCCGGTGATGGTGAAGTTTCGCTACTCTACTTTGCTGGGCATGGTCACATTGAGGCAACTGGCGGCTACCTTTGTGCTTCCGACGTAAAGACAGGGAACGACGGCGTGCCATTGGCTGAGATTATGACCATGGCAAATCAATCGAGAATCCAGAATCGCGTGATCATTCTCGATAGCTGTCACAGCGGCGTCGCAGGCGGAAGTGCGTTGCAGCAACAGGTTGCAGAGATAAGCGACGGAGTAACCATCCTTACGGCCTCAACTGATGAACAATATGCAAGCGAAGTAAACGGAGCAGGTGTATTTACTAGCTTATTGGTCGATGCGCTCGGCGGCGCTGCTGCAAATCTCGTCGGAGACGTAACGCCAGGTGGTGTCTATGCACACGTAGACCAATCGCTCGGTCCATGGGCACAGCGGCCTGTATTCAAAACTAACGTCAAGCGCTTCGTTTCCTTGCGAAAGGTGCAACCCCCATTAGAACTTGCAGACCTTCGCCGGATTTCAGAGTTTTTCCCGGTCCCCGGATTTCAACTCCAACTTGATCCTACATATGAACCCGAGCGGCATGAGACTTGGGCTACGGATCCTCAAGGCGTTCCTCCACCAGACCCTGACCACAACGCAATCTTCAAAATCCTACAGAAATACAACCGTGTAGGACTTGCTGTACCTGAAGGAGCGCCGCACATGTGGCACGCCGCGATGGAAAGCAAAACTATTCGTCTTACCGCTCTTGGAGAACACTACCGACAAATGGCGGCAAAGGGACTAATCTAAGTGACTTATGTAAGGTGTAGCAAGTCATTGCATTGGATAGCTCCCGGCGGCCAGTGAATAAATGTGCGATGAGCCGCAAAAAAGCCCGCACTAGGCGGGCTTCGCTTCATTGGCTGGCGGTCAGCGCGTCGTAATCTGCTGCGCACTCGTTTCCGGCAATTCTTGCCCGGTCAAGCGCGCTTGCCAACGCTTCATTTCGCTCGACAGATTCCCCGAACACGTCGGCAAGCAAAACGATGGGGTCGGCTCCTGCCGCGCCGTCGCCGGCAGCGGCGGAACGCGCGCGGGCGACGAGGGAATCGACTGTACCGCGCAGGCTTGCAGCAGTAGCGCGAGCGGCAAACTCAGCAGCCAGAGCCGCGTCGCGTTGAGTCTTTGCATTGTTGGCATTCTCCGTTTGTTGATCGACTCGCCGCTGTTCCTCTTTTCGCGCCGCCGTCACGGCATCCACCAGCGCATTCGCGTTGTCCAGCTTCATCGCGGCGACCTGCCGATCCTTCGCGATGTACACCACCCCGCCACCCACCAACAGCCCCACCAGAAAGACCGCTACGGCCTCCTTGATCCACTTCACGCTATTCCCCCAAGCATGCGGCGCGCTCCTTCATGCGCCGCGTATAAATCCCGTAGCAGCCATTCGCGCGCACGCTACAGTCGATCCATTTACCACCGCGCCGAAGTAGCGCCCATTTCGGATAGAGCTCACACGCGGCCGGGAAGTCTCGCCGCTTGTACGCCTCCATGATGGACGGCGGATCATCGGGTCGGCTGGCTCGCGCCCACGAACCGAGCCCCCGGTTATACGCATAGTCAATTGCCGCGACCTTTTGCCCATCCGTCAGGCTGTCGAATCCCGGCACCGTCTTTCGGATGCCGACCGCGTATCCCGCCAGCGAATCCGACAACATCGCCTTGCATTCGGCCAATGTATACCGCCGCATGGGAACGTTCGTTTCACCGTAGCAGACGGTCGCCAGTGCCCCGGCCAGATTGTCGTTATAGGGCGTCAGGCTCACGCCCTCCGATGCCCCTGTAAGGGCGATTACGGCCGCTGCTGCCGTTGCCCCGATGATCCCCACCAACCCCGCGCCGCCGTACCGGTTACTCGTGCTCAACGGCTGCCCCCTCGTCGACCTCACGAGCCACCATTACGTCGCCTGCCTGTGCGCGCTTGTAGACCGCTTCAGCTTCCCGGATGCGCGCCTCTGCCACCTTCGCATCGAGCTTGCTTTTCTTCCACGAAAAATATGCGTTGAGCGCGAACGTGAGAATCGCCGTCGTAACACCGGCGATGACGCCAATGTCCGTGAGCGTCAACGATGCCCCTACGCCAACCCCCGATCCCGCGTATGCCGCCGCCTCTGTCGGACTGATCTGCATATACCCCCTTGTTTGATTTGGACGCCTTGACGCAACGTCCGCGGGGATCATAGCCAATCAACCGATTATCAGAACGTCGTCCGCTAACGTCCGGCTACGTCCATCGAGGTCTTGTTAGAAGCGGAACCCGGCCACATCGAGAAAGACGCTCGACCAGTCGAGCCGACAGCCGTACTCCATCAGCGTGCCCGTCGGGTTGCCGCCATCCCACGGTAAGCGCCACCACGAATGGGTCGCTCGACCTCCGTTGTGCTGCCAACCATCGATCCACGCGCCGCCGCTTATCGAGGATGCTGCCTGTACGGCCGCCGACGCAACCGAGCCCGTCGGGAAGTCATAAGCTCGCGTCCAGCCGTGGCCCGGATTGCTCATCGCAAACTGCCACCCGTAGCCCGGCATACCGCCGCCTGCGTCAACGGCCATATTGCTGTTGATGAACCCCACCGGAAGCATCTGAGGCGTTAACGCGTCCGCAACCAGTTCGCCGCTTGGGTTCCACACCTTCATGCCGAACGACGACCCACCCGTGAAGCTCGACAGCCGGTCGAACACGAACATCTCAAACGATGCGCCGTTGTTGAGCCCCCAAAACTCAGCTAGCCAGCCGCTTCCGCCGGTATTGCGGCACGCGAGCATCTGCGCAGGGCACGACTCTGACCGGAAAGCCACAACAGGCTGATTGGCTGAGAACGAAAACTCGGCATACGGCACCGTCACGTATTGCATCCTCACCGCGCCGCCCGCGAGCGGAATCGTCTTATTCTGGAGCGTCAACCACAGGTGTTCCTTGAGCCCGAATATCGGCGTATAGCCGTCGATTTGATACGTCGCGTTATCGTCCGTCCTGCACCAGAAACCCGCATCCATCAGAAAACCCCAATCACCAAAAGACCTCCCGTCACTTCTGCTTGTCCGTCCTGCTTACCGCCGTATTGCCACGATACAGTCGCCCCGTTGATCGTGATGCGGGGCGGGCACACATTCCAACTATTCGTTTTCCATCCAAACGTGTGTTCGCGCTGGAACGCGGCAAACAACCGCTGCCCCTGATTCACGAGATTCTGTAACGTGGCGTCAGTGTAGGAACCCGATCCGTTGAACTGAGCCGGGATTCCTACGACTGCGACCGGCTTCCCGAGCCGGTGCGTTACGTCGACCATGAGTCGACCGTCCGGCCCCCAAATGCGAAGCCCTGTAGCCATTTAGATATTCACTCCGAATGCGCAGCGCGGGCGACCTGCCCCGTCATATACCATCACGCGACCCGGTGCAATTTCCGTCCAGCCGCTGCCGTTGTTGACTCCGTTAAAAAATAGTTCTCCTGACTGCATGTCGATGATAACGCAGGGGCGTCCGTTACTTCCGATGGCCGTCGACTGCAAGCGACCGTGCACGAGCGCGAGGTCTACGTGCAGGTTGTTCACGATTGCATCACTCATGACAACCTGGCCGTTGCTGATCGCAAACGGCGATATGAGCCCGTTACCGTTAGGGTCAACAACCATGAACTTAGACGCCGCGACAACCATAGACGAGTCGCCCGACCCATCAGCGTTGAGCGTCCACCCGGCCATGACTTTCTGACCGTTCGCCAGTGCCTGCACACGAACCGAGTACGTCGCGTTTACCTTCCCCTTCAGGTCGGCGTATGCGTTCGCGTTCACCTGAATGGCCGCCGCGTTCGCGCCTGCCTGCGCCTGCACATCGTCAATGCGCTTCGATTGCGCCGCGTCCGTCGTCGCCTGTACGGTGGCTTGCGCCTTGATCGCTGCATTGATGCGCGTATCCACGTCGCCGCCCGATCCCACCGATGCCTGTAGCTGGCTGATCTGCGTTGCCTGCGCCGCGTCAGTGTCCGCCAGTGCCGTGAGCGTGTTTTGCAGCGCCGCGTTCTTGTCGCCAGCCGTAGCGGTCAGCGTGTCGATGCGCGTCGACAGCGAGCTATCGCCGTCTGCTCGTGCTTTCGCTTCGTTCGATACGGCCGCGCCAATGTCCTTTGCAGTCTGTGCCGTGAGCGTGTCGACACGCGAGGACAACGCGCCGTCGCCGTCCGCTCGCGCCTTGGATTCGGTCGTGATCTGCGCTTGAATGTCCTCCCCTACCTGCGCTTTCAGAGCCGCAATAGACGCCACCTGCGCCGTATCAGCTTCGGCCAACGCTTTCACCTGCTGATCCACGGTCGCCTTGTTCTGCGCCACGGTTGCCGACAGCGTATCGACACGCGAGGAATTGGCGCTATCGCCGTCAGCGCGGGCCTTGGATTCGGTCGCCACGGCGGCCGTAATATCCTTGCCAGTTTGAACCTTCAGCGCCGCGACCGACTCGACCTGCGCCGCATCCGCGTTCGTCAACGCCTGCACCTGCTGCGCGAACGTCGCCGCATTCTGGTCGACCGTAGTCGAAAGCTTCGTGACCGACTTTGCCAATGCTTCGTCAGCCGTCGCGCGCGTTTCCTGTTCCTGCTGAATCTTCGCGGAGATATTGCCGTTCACGTTCGATTCAAGCGTCGCAACGCGATCCGCCGTCGCTTCGTCGCCGGTCACCCGCGCCCGCATCTCGTCCTGAACCATCGCCGTAAGCTTGCCGGTCGCCGTCACGACCTGCGCCGAGACGCCGCGAATGTCGACCGCCAGCGATTCGTCGGCGTCGGTTCTCGCCTCTTGCTCGCTATACACGCCCGCATACATTTCATCGCCTGCGAACGGGTTCCCGTCGTCCCCGATCATTTGCGGACGAAGGTGTGCGGTGAGCGTGCGCAGTCCACGAGCGAGGGACGAATCAGCATCTGCCCGGATCGTTGCCTCATCCTGAAGGCGCGCCGCGTTGTCCCCGACCTGATCCGACAGCGACGTAATTTTCTGGTCGAGCGAATCCACTGCCCGACCGCGTGCGATGGTTTCTGCGTCGACCGATGCCTGTACGGCCGTGATCTGATCGGCCATGCCGTTCGCCTGCGCCGCAGCGTCGCGCGCCTTCTGCGCCGCGTCGTTCGATTGCTTCACGGCGTCATCAACGCTCGCTTGCATCGCCGGGATAGAGTCGATTTCCGACAGTAGCTCTTGGCCGAACTGCTCGCGCGTGAGTTTGTCCGTCAGCAGGTCGAGAATCAGGTTAGCGTTGGCGCTCGACTGCCCGTTGACGCCCACGCCGTCCGGGTAGAACGCGCCGACGTTGCCCGAACGGTCAACCAGCCTCACCCAAAAGAACATCGAAGCGCCGTTCGTCAGGCCGAGCAACGTAGCGCGCGAGGTCGGATACGCGTAATCGCCCTGCTTGGATTCCCTACCATCGCGCGTCGGGTTCTTGCTGTACCAAACTTCTGCGCGCTGCGTGTCGTCCGCGCTATGATCTGCCGGGAAAGCCCAATTGACCTCAATCTGGCCGATCTGGTCTTTCGAGGCATTCAGCGATACCACGGTCGGCGGCGCACCGGTCTTCCCTTCGAGCGTGGCAGGATCGCTCAGTGTCGGAAGCGAGTAGACGCCCATCGAGTTGCGGGCGCGCACGCGGGCCTGATACACGCCGCGATAGATGCCCTGCACGTCCGTCGACTGCCCGCCGACCGTGCCGGCGGGAATCCATTCGCCGTTGTCTTTCTTCCACTCGACCGTGTAGTCGACCGCGTTGGCCGCCTGCTCCCACGCAATCGTCATCGTCGGCCGGGAAATGCCTTGATCCACAACGTAATGCACCGACACACTCACGCTCGCGGGCGCTGCCTGCACCTTCGGCGGAATGACCGTAGTCGGCCGCTTCGAAAGCTGCGCGCCTGTGTCGATGTAGTCGTATTTGCTCGGCTCGTGCTGCACGCCGTTGATCGTGTAGGTAATCTGGCCGTTCTCGTCGTTTTCCTCGACGCCGGTAACGCGGAACAACTGCGCCACGAGGTCATCAGATTCGAGCATCCATACGGCACCCTTCACACCCACCGCGTCATAGTGCTGCGTCACCGTCACCGCGCCGCCCACCGCACTGTCAATCGTGCGCTTCTGCGCTACGCCGTTCGGCATGATGACGGTAAGCGTGTCGCCCGGCTTCGCCTTCACCGGCTTGTCCAGATTCACGACGGTATCCGTCATCGAGCGGATACGGCCGCCCATGCGTCGACCGGCTTTCTTGTTGTCCGCAACCGCAATAACGTCGCCCGGCATGGATAGCGTGCCGTCTAGACCGACCTTGAACGATACCGCCTGCGTCTCGACGCGCGACGAAACGAGCGTCCACAAGCCGAGCCTGTGCGCCTGCCCCTGCGAGGTCGTGCCGAACGCGGAAATGCTCGCCTTGATGACGCCATAGCGGGCCACGCCCTCGTCGTCCTGCACGGGCTCAACGGCCGCCTTGTACTGGTTCGCCGGATCGTTCCAGCCGACTTGGGCGAACGTGTAACGGCTCTTGCGCTCCGTACCCGTGTAGGTGAACTTCGCGTCTACTACGTTCGCGTTCGTGTAGACGTACACCGGATCGCTCGGCATGTCGGCCGTAGCGATGACGCCGCCCGCGCCCCAGTACGCTTGGCCGCGAAAGATGCCTGCAATGTCCTGCAACACCTTGAACGCGTCGGCCTGCGACTGAATCACGCAGTTACACGTAAAGCGCGGCTCCGTGCCGCCCTTGCCGTCCGGCACCATTACGTCACAATACTGCGCGATTTCGTACAGCGTCCATTTGTCGAGCGCTGATGCGTCGATATAGCGCCCGCCGCCGTAGCGCGGATGCTTCGCGAGGTCGTTGAACACCCATGCCGGATTATTCGTCCACGCCTGTTTAAACGTTCCATCCCACACGCCGCTGTAAGTGCGCGTCGTCGGGTTGTAGTTGCTTGGCACGTCGATAATCCGGCCGCGCACGAGATAGCCTCGCGTCGGCACGCTCGCGAACGACTTGGCGTCGAACTGCATACCGATCAACGCACTATTCGGATACCGCAATTTCCGGTCGACAATCTCCGTGATCGCTTCGACGTTGACCTGATCCAGAATGAATTGCGTGTTTGCGGACGGCGTAATGCGACGCACGCGCAGCAGCCAGCCAACCGACGATTTCGGCAGGTCGACGCGACACGAGCGCTCATACAGCGTCGTCGTTTTACCGTCGAAAGCGCCTTGCACTACGGTCGTGTACGCGCCGCCAATCTCCGCGAGGTCGATAGCGTAGTCGACGCGATAGCCGCCAATGTCGCCAGTGTCCTTGTTGGTCGACTGAAGCATCGGCACGCCGAAGCGAACGCGAACGGCCGTCAACTGCGTATTGTCGATCTGACGCACGTAAGCCGGGTTCGCGCTATCGAGCGGCCGGCTCACCGGGATTTCATTCTCGATCGACGGGAATCCCGCCATGTACGCCTGATCGACCGTACCCGGCCGCGTATCAATGTTGTAGTTCGAGAAGTTGCTCGACCCGTCCGGGTTTTGAACCGGCGTCCCGTCGAGAAAGACAGACTGCAACCCGTTCACGAGCCCTACAATCGGGCCTTCGCTGATAACGTCGAGAATCTTCGCCGTTGCAGTCGAGTGCAGTGAATCGCGCGACTCCGTACCGGAACCGCCGCCACCGCCACCACCGCCCGCACCTACAATTTCCAACCTCAAGCCTGATCCTCCGTATAGATGCCGCTCGACGCGACCTTGCTGCCTGCCATGATTTCGCCGTACACAATCGGCACCGGCTCGCCTTCCGCAGACGAATTCACCGGGCCGTTGAAGTAGTACGACGTTCCGTTGTCCGTTACGCCGGACAGGCCGCCAGTCTGAGGCGATAGCATCTGCACAACACCGCCGAGCATCATGCTTGCGCCCATCATCATGAGCGCCGTTCCGCCCGACCACGACGTGAGCGCGCCAACCACCACAAGCGCTGCGCCGAGGATCGTCTGGAACAGGCCGCCGCGCTTCGAGCCCGCGATCATCGGTGCGATGCGAATCTCTGAGCGCGACGCGGGAAATTCCAGCTCGTCCCGCCCAATGTTGGTTTTGTCGAGGAACACGGCGAACGTCAGCCCCATGTCCCGCGAACGGGCGAGGAACTTCCGGAATCCCGGCACCACCGCGCAAAGCGCCCTAACGGCTTCGTGCGCCGATCCCACGGCGAGCCGATGCACCCGGCCAAACCGAACGCCAGCGACGCCATAGAGGCGGATCGTCGTAAGCTCTTGCCCCATCAATTCCCCCGGTATCGAAGTGTGGTGTAGTGGCTCGCCTGCCACATGCCGCCGAAAAGCACGTTGGTCGACAGGCGGCCGGCCATGTGGTGAATCATCCGGCCGTCGCCCACGTAGACACCCGCATGATTCGGCTCGTTGTTTTGACTTAGGACGGTCATCAACATCACGTCGCCCGGAATGAGCGTCGCGTCCTTGCCGACGTTGGCAAACCCGGCCGCGCGGTAGTTGTCGAGGTACAGAGAAGATTTGCCGTCATTCCACCAGCCATCAGTGCGTGGGAAGTCCGGCAACGTCACGCCGCGTTCGACCTTGTACCAATCGCGCACAATCGAATAACAGTCGTGAATACCATGCACGAATTCGCGGCCGGTCAGCGGGGCCATGTATCCGTCAGGTGAGAACGAACCCCACGCCTCGACACCAATCGAGCCGTCGACCTGCACGCCCACCGAAAGGATGATCCAGAGGCTTACACCCGCCGCCTCCGCCATCGTTCGATCTGCCTTCGACGGCACTGCGCGTCCGCCCGGATGCGAGTGCACGACGGCCTCGATTTCGCCGACCGATTCAGCCGATACGTAGTCCTCACCGCTGATTCGAAAATTTTTCAGCGGATCACCTGCCGTATTGGCGCAACGCAGGTAAGTGAGCGGCCCGCCGTTGTCGGCCGAGACGACGAGCCCGCATGCTTCATTCGGGTAAGCCTCGACAGCGTGCGCCTCGATTTCGGCGCGCACGCCGTCGGGCAAATCCGATACTTCGATCATGACAAAACGTCCGTGAGAAAGCCCCCGAAGGGCAATTCGCTATTCTCGCCGAAGCGGCACACGCACCCGCTCAACCTCATACTGCATCGATCAAGTGCCGGATCGTCGACCGGCTTGTCGTTGCGGTCGAAAAACTTGATCCCCGTATAGCCGCAGTCCGGCCCGCGATACTCCGACTGGCACATATTGACCATCTGGCGCGCCGGGATCTGCTGACCGCCGAAGTCCAGCGGCGACGCGAGCGCGAAGCTCACCGACACTCCGCTTTCCTCCGCCGCCTTCTGCTCAACGCGCCAGATTTCCACCGCCATTTCTGCCGTAGGGTCGGCCGCCGGATTGCCGTTCGGGAAGTTGCGCGCGTCCAGATACTTTGCGAGCGTGCGCCGCCGCTTCACTGCCGCACCCACGAAGTCATCGAGAACGACGCACAGCGCGCTGATCGTTTCGCCCACATCGCCAACGTTGAGGGTCGGCGTCGGTTGCTGCGCGTCGGTCGATTTCTTGAACCCCGTAGCTTGAATCGGCCACGGGCGATACTCCTGCCCCTGCCACCAGATAGACTGGCTTTGTAGATGCGCGTGGAATCGCATCATGTCCCCGCCGATGTTGGTTGCGTCAACCTCGAACAGTTCCACGATGCGGCCCGGCGACAACTGCTGAATGTCGCCGGTAATCGTCACTTCGTCATCGCCTCCGCGTCGCCGATTGCTGCCGCTGCCGGGGCTACTGGCGCCATCGTCGCAAGCGGGCTTTCTGGCCATTCAATCGCCAGCGGAAAGCCCGGCTGTTCCGTCACGTCGCGCAATTGCTGGCGGAACTCCTGCCATGCGCCCGCGTTCACCCTGGCCGATTTCGGCGCGTCCTCCGGAATGTTCGCTTTGCCGTCCGTCGCCGCGAGCGCGAGATCGCGAAAGAACCGGATATGCTGCGCCCGGATTTGCGCCTCGTGTTCGTGAAAGAACGTATGCACGTCCCTATCGTCCGGTTGCGGAATCGTCTTTGACTTCCAGATACCAATCTTCGGCAGGCTGCACTGTTCGCCATCCTCGCCAATCTCGTGATAGCAGCGGTAATCGCGGCCCATCACAAGGTCAGGAAACATGCACTGCAATGTGAGGTGCATGTGATCGTGAGTGAAGTTGCAAAAATGCTCCGTTTTCATAGTCATCCTCAGTTATTTCTGAGCCACACGGCACGTGGCCAAATCGCCTGAATTATCGTATAGCTGAGCGACGCTCTCAGTCCGACCATCACCCACGGGTCGCCAAAGTCCATTTGGAGGCTTTGATTACCCGCCGCATCGATGCCGATGTATCCCCACTCAGCCACCCCCGAGTTGTGGTGACACTGCGCGCCGCGATCCGCCCGGTTCACCTGTCCATCGTTCGCCTTGTTCCACGCGTCATCAAGCTTTCCCATGTCGTCGGACAACCAGCGATTGCGCCACGGCATGTACACGTTGCCGTTGCTTTGAAGCTGCCCGCCGTTTTTGAATGACAGATTCCCGGCGAGCCACATATTGCCGCCGTTGTCGAGGTTGCCGACGACGGCGTTATATTCGGCGTTGACCCACTGCACGCCAGCGTTGCCGTTGTTATCCCAACCGCGCTGATAGAAATACGTTTCGTCGCCTTTACGCTTGAACGCGATTTCGCCCGGGTCGCCCGACACGCGGTCGCCTTGATGCAGCGTGAGACGGCCACCGATACGCGTAACACCCATCTGCACCTGACGCGCGCCGTCGTCAGTCGTGCCCGGAAACACTAGGCGATTACCGTCCGACGACACCCACATAGACGCATTTGCGCCCTCGCGCTGAATCTGGAACGAACCATCAGCCGCAGCGAAAGCCTTGAACGTCTTTCCCGACTTCTCGTTGACCATCTTCACGCCGACTTCGCCACCACCAACCGTCGTCATCAGGTCACGCGCAGAAAGCCCGCGAGTGCCGAGCGATTCGCTGTAAAGCGCGCCGTGAATGGTTGCGTTGCCCTGCACCTGCAACTGCGAACTGCCGTCATCGTTCGGGTTGCCGATCATCGTTCGGCCGTTTCTGTTGACCTCAAACTTGGTTCCGCCGCCCGTGATCTGGAACGCGTGCGATCCACCGATGTACGACAGGTCAGCGCTGATATTCCCCGCGACACCGCCATTGGCGATAATCCGCGCGTCGTAGTCCTGATTCGTGCCCGTCGTGTGAAAGTCCACATAGCCCGAACCGACGACCGACGTAGAGCCCAATTCGAGGCCCGCACCCGGCGCGGTAACGAACAGCGAGCCCGTGAAGCTGCCGCCGCCGCTGACCTGCAACGCCGTCCGGCCATCGTCATCCGTACCACCGACCGTCAGGCGCTTGGTTGCGCTCACCGTGCCCGTGGAGCGCCGGAAGAACATCGCTTGATGCTGCGTCTTTCCGTCGTCGTCAAAGTAATTGATGGCGAGATTCGACCCGACGTTTCCGCCCGGCTCCGCCGTGTTCTCTTTGTAGAACGACCAGCGCGGCGCGTCATGCGACTGGTTCGTGAAGTATTGCGTAGCGAAGCCTGTGCCGCCGTCCTTGGTCGACTGGATAGACAGGACGCCGCAGAAGTTCGTGCCGCTCGTGCGAGTGTCGCCCGATACCTGAAACGTAGTCCTGCCATCGTCTACGGAGCCACTTCCAACAAGCACCCGACCGCCGTATGCGTTCAGCGCAATGTTTTTCTTCGCCGTGTTAGCGCCGTTGAATGCTTCGATGGACAGACCATCCGCATACGCTGACGTGGAGATAGCCGCAACGGTGTCCGTCGAGCCGCTGTAGACGTTGATGCTATTCCCGACCGTGAGCGTACCCGGACCAGCAGCAGGAGCGGACGTACCAACCATCAGGCTTCCGGCCGGCGTGAGGCGCATGCGCTCCGATCCGCCAGCACTGAACGTCAGGATGCCCGCGCCGCCCGTCGCAGCGCCATAGAACCCGATGTTCGGGCCGTTCGTCCCCTTGTTGATGCCGACGAAACCAGAATCCGCGCCAGACTGGCTATTGATCGTGTAGTTCGCGGCACGCACGCTCCCGTTGAGCTGCAGCGCGTTCGACCCGTCATCGACCGTCGCGCCGATCGAGACGCGCGCGCCAGACTGCGCGATTCCGACGTAATCGACGCCTGTTCCCGTGTCGGCGCGCTTCGCATACAGCACGGAATAAGCCGACGTGTACGAGTCGGAAATGGTACGAATTTGGAAGTCGCCCGCCGTGCCGTGCAAAATCTCCCACTGCTTTTGATCGGTCGGCGCTGTCTCGCGCGTAAGCATGATCGATGTTTGCTCCGTGCCGCCGCCGTTCGATGCGACGAGCGCGCTATTCGAGCCAACGCCCTTAACGTGGCCAGTTGCGCTGACCGACGACGGATGGATATCGCCCTTTGCGAGACTGTCTGTGTACGCCTTCGCCTCCGCGAGCGTGTTGGAATCGCCCGCGTCGACGTAGGATTTCGGCGTCCCAGAAGCGGGCGAGTTATCCGTGTACGCCTTGGCCTGCGCGAGAATCGAAGCGTCCTTCGCGTCGACTGCCGTCGTGTCTGCCTTGGCCGCAAGTTGCGTCGTCACCGTAGCCGCGTAGTTCGCATCATCGTTCAGCGCCGCCGCGATCTCGTTGAGCGTGTTGAGCGCATCCGGTGCGTCGCCAACCAGCGCCGAGATTTGGTCGTCCGTGTACGCTTTCGCAGCGTTCGTCGCGTTCGCCTGAGCCTTGGATGCCTTGTCGTCCGCATACGCGTGTGCCTCGCTCGTCACCTTGGCGTCTTGCGCGTCGGAATACGCCTTCGCATCTGCGAGACACGCAGCGCCCACACCATCGGCGTAAGTCTTTGCACCTGCGAGCGTGTTTGCGTCGCCGTTGTCCATCCGCGTATTCGCAGCAGTAGTCACCGCAGCGTCGCCCGAATCTGCGTGCGCCTGCGCCTGAGCCTGAGCGGTCGAGGCAACCAGTTCAGCGTGCGCGTTCGCCGTGTCGAGCGTCGTGGCGTCACCGTTGTCCATGCGCGTGTTGGCCGCGTTCGTAACTGCCGTGTCGCCCGCATCCATGCGCGCGTTCGCTGCCGCCGTGACAGCCGAATCCTTGATCGTGGCGTCATCCTTGGCGCTCAACAGCGTCGACGCGTCGCCCGAGTCCATGCGCGCATTCGCCGCCGTCGTGACCTTGGCATCCTCGGCTGTCGCAAACAGCTTCGCTGTGGCGAGGTTGTCGGCGTCGCCCCTGACTCGGCTATCCCGTTCGTCAGCGAGCGAGCCCGCGCCGCCGCCTGCGTCCGCCTTGGTGTCCATCGCCGCGCTGATCGCGTCGAAATTCGCCTGAATCTTGATCGCGGCTTTTCTGTAGGTGTCGCCGCCCTCGCCGGACGGCTGCCGACCAAAATCAAGCTTCTGCAATCCTTCCATGCTCTATCCCTCTACGTTGAATGTCTGCTGAAACTGCGCAGTCATCGTGTACACATTCCCGTCTTTCGTCGGCTCCGTCCATGACGGGCTGTAGAACGCTCCGGGAGAATCCCATAGGGGTGGAGTCCACCAGAATGCGTCAGCGCCGCCAGCGGCCCGGAGGAAGGCAAGAATGGCCCTGATCTTGTCCTCGCTCCCGTTGAACTGCACCGAGAACGCAGACGTCACGTTGTTGAGCCCGTCGGCGGTTCGCTGCTCGTATCCGTCACCGAACTTCGCGGCACGAACTACCGGAGCAGTCGTACCGCTGTAGTTCGCGACGGTCGGAGCCCATCCGAACGTCAGCATCGTTTAAACACTCCCGTTTGCCATTTGCCACGCATAGCCGCCTTGCCCCTTCATCTTCTGAGCGATGCGAGCGTCGATAAGCATCTGAATGTCAGCCTTCAGCCCCGGAATATCCGACGCATCCAGACCACCCCCACCCGTGTTCACCGTCACGTCAACGAGCGTCGTGTTACCACCCGCCGAGCGTGTCGCGCGGGCCACCGAGCCTACCGCACCGCCGGACGCAAACCTAGCGACGGAATGAATCGAATGCCCGGAATTCAGAGCATCGAGCGTATGCACGCCGATACGGTCGACAGCGGACGCCTTGAGCACGTATTCCCCATCCGACAGCCACGCCGGAATGCTGTCGCTCGTGCTCGTACCCGGACCAGACACCGCGCCGCCAGTTGCGAGGTGGAATTGATACTGATTCAATCCGCTCGTGGTGCTTGGCGTCCCAGCCGGAATGTCGCCGCCCCCCATGAAGCTGGACACGGCCGAGATTCCCATGTTCACCAGCCCCACAATCGCCTTTTGCTCCGCGATCTTCGCGAGGTCGGCCAGAATGCTTTTCGTCATGTCGGAAAAGTTGAGTTTTCCGGTCTTTACGAACGTGTCGAACGTCTGTTGCAGCGTGTTGGTCGTGCTCGTGAACGCCGATTGCGCCAACGCCATATTGTTGGCCGCTGCATCCGCATAATCAGCCCATCCCTGCGTTACGCCGTTCCTCCAATCCGACTGCAACGCGTCCATCTGGGCGTAATAGTTCCGGTTGTCCGCGAGCGACTTTTCGCGGCCCGCCGCGATGCGCTGTTGCGCCGCCAAGTATTCGTCACTGCCGCGCAGCGATTCAGGCGTGTCCCGGTCGAGCTTCGCCTGTTCTTGCAAATACTTCTTGCGGATGCTGCGCTCGCTCGCCGCGATCTGCTGCTCTTTGCGACCCTTGCCGATCGCGTCCAATTGCGACTGGTATTGCTCCGACTGCTGCTGCTGATAGTTCAGGATATCGGCATCAATCGAGGCGGCACGCTTCTTTAGTTCGTTCAACTGCGTTTGCGCCTCAACCTGCTTTTCCAGTTGAGCGTTGTGCTGCAACGCGGCGTCGACCTCCATCCTATGCAGCAATAGAGACTTTTCCGAGTCCGTGAGCTTCTGCCTACGCGCTTGCTTCTTCTGAATCGCTTCGATTTCCGTATCGAATTTCAGCAGCTTTGCCGCTTCCGCCCCAAGCTTCTCGCGCGTGTTTAACTGCGCCTGCAATGTCGCCGCCATCTCTTGCGCAGAACGCAGCATCGTTTCGGCCGCATCGTTGTGCACGCCTGCCGCCTTGCGCTCTTTCGGGTCTTTGAACTTGTCGGCCGCACTGGCAATCGTCGCATCACGCTCTGCCGCCAGCTTCGCGAGGTTCTCAGCGCTCGCGCCGCCCGTGCGTTTCAATTCCGCCACGTCGCGCTCATACTTCGCGCTCGCATCCTTCGCGGCCTTGGCGCGCTTCTCAGCATTCGACATCATCGAATCGCGCAATTCGCTCGTGTGCTTATCGCTCTCCGCGATGACTGCCCGCGTGCGCGCCTCATTGGCCGCCTTCCGCTCGGCATCCACCTTCGCTTGCGCCGCCGCAACCGCTTTCTGTGCCTCCTGCACGCTGCGCACATCGCCCGCGTACATGTCCTCGCCGCCGAACAGAGACACGCCGCCGCGCTTCGCTGCCGCGAGATTTGCCTGTGCCTTTGCCAACTCCTGCGCCGGGGTGTCGGCCGCACCAATCTCCTTGATCGACGCCCAAGCGCTGCTGATCGCCATCGAGACGCCGTGCCATGCTTTGGCGAGATAGCCCGCCTGAGCAATGCTCTTTTGCGATTGCGCATCCAGAGCATTGAACGCGACAACAAGCGCCCCAGAGCGGTCCCCGGCCTCCTGCATCGTCTTGATTTGCGCCTGCTGCTCGGCGCTCAGGAAGTGCATGCTCAGTTGAAGGCGTTCCGCGCCCTTTTGCGGGTCGTCAAAGAGCGGCTGAAATGCAGCCATCGCCTTGTCCTGCGCCTGCCCGGTTGCACGCTCGTAAGCCAGCAGCGCTCGACTCGCCGCCTCAACCGCTTCCGCGCTCCCGGCCTTGCCCGTCGACAGAACAGCCGTAACCGCACCCATCGCCGCGCCGTGGCCGTTGATATCCTTGAGCGATTCCGCGAGCGCGCGCATGTTGGACGCCGTGACGCCCGCATAGTCGCCGGACATGGTGATGGCGCGATTCAGCGCCTTGGCTTCCTCAGCTCCTTGGTGCATCGCCACGATAGCGCCGCCAATTCCCACCACCAGAGCGGCAACGCCGATCGTGATCGGGGTAAACAGGCCCATTACGTAGGTAGCCATGCCCTTAGCCGCACCAGCGACAGACCCGAACATGTCTTTAAGCTGGCCGCCCTGCTGAAGAAGCACCGTGAGCGGGTTTGCGCCGCCCTGCAACTGCACTACGATATCCGTGAACTGCGCCGGAACCATCCGCATAGCCGCTGCTTGCTGCGCTGCGCTGATCCCGCCAGAACCATTGAATCCGCCGCCTGCCGCCTGCGCTTGCGCTGCCGCGATCTGCTGTGCTGTGATCTTCGCTTGCGCTGCCGCCTGAGCGTCCGCCATCTTCTGCTGCGCCAACTGCGCGTCCGTGGCGGACTTCGATGCTTGCGCCTGCAACTGCGCATACCGGCTCCACAACCGGAACCGCTCGGCCGCCCCTGCTTGCGCCGCCGCCGTCTTTGCCGCCTCCGCGGCGCGCTGATCTGCGAGCGCCTGAGCCTGAGCCTTGGAATGAGCCGCGACCTCTGCTTGCGCTGCCAACTGCGTCCGCGCGATTTCCGCCTGCTTGTCGGCCGTATCTGCTGCCGCCGCTGCGCGGGCACTGGCGGCCCTCAATGCTTCCGCCTCCTGCCCCTTCGCCGCTGCCGCTGCTTGCGCGAGATTGGCCGCCGCTTGGCGCTGCACCGCGCCCGCTTGCGTCGCTGCCGCGAGGTCTTTCTCTGCTGCCGCCACTTCGCGCGCCATCTGCGCCTGCTGCGCCATCGCCGCCTGAGTGGCCCGGATATTGTTGATGAACGGTTGCGCGGCATCCGAAATGCCGCGCTGCGCCGCCGCCCATTCGAGCATCTGATCCCGGCTCATCCCAGCCGTTGCCGACTGCTGCACGAGCGAGTCCATGAAACGCCGGATATCGCGCTCCGAGCGAACGGACGTGCTGCCCGTGTTGCGAATCGCTTCTTCGATTGCAGACTGCGCAGCGGCTGTTTTCTGCCCCGCCAACGTCGCCTGCACCCCGAACCGATCAAAGCTGTTTTGCGCGCGTTCCAGTGCGGAATACACGCCGTCCGCGTTCACGGTCAGGTTGTATTGTGTGCTGTTAGGCAAGTCCTGCTTCCCTCAGAGATTGAGCCAAACTGGTCCGAATTGCCGCCAACTGCGCGCCCTTCGTGGCATCGATAGCAGGCCGAAAAAATGGCCGCGCTGCTTGCTTGCTCGTGCCGTATTCGTAGAACGCCAGATAGTAGGCATCCTTGCTCCATGTGACCGTGTACGTTGCGTGCTTGCCCTCGACCGATTTCTCCGGGTTGAACGTCACGAGCAACGCATCACGGCCGAACCCGACCGGGAATTTCTGCGAGCCTTGATGGTGAGGGAGTGGGCCAACAGGGGCGCGCACTTCTGCCTCGCGCAAAACGACAGAGGCCGCACTAGCGGCGGCCTTGCGAATCGCAGACTCCCCCAATGCGGCCCCCATCCTTCGTATCAAATCACTGAATCCGTTCGGGTTTTGCACCTCCATTTTTAGCGCCATTGCGTCGCCTTGATCCGAACAGTTTTGCCTTCATCATCGCCGTTTGCTCCGCTGCATCCGCGAGCAAAACTGGTTCATTCGCGGGCGTTGTCGCCGCCATCCATCCGAACACGTCGACCGGCCCGAATGGCTCCGCGCGCAACTTCGTGTCCCGGTTCACGTTGTAGACTGCTGCCGCGATAGCGCCCATTCGCAGGTCATCCATGACCGGGCCGAAGCGCTCGATAGATCCGTAGGCCAGCCACTCGGCAAACTCGGCGCTGTCGACCTCTGCCTGACAGCGCCGAACGCTCATGCCTAGTTCGCGGGCGAGGCGGAACCAAGCGATGCGCTCGGGGCGGCGTCGGAGTTTTTTGCCGCATCCTCGACTGCCTTCTGGCCGATGCCGTTGATTCGCATCGCCACGGATACGACGCGCGCCATGACTTCCGGATTCTTGCCGGTCAGGGCGTCCACGTCGTCCGCCGTGAACAGCGGCTTGCCGTCCTCTCCGACCACGGTTGCCGCGACCATGACCGCCTGAAAACGCGACGCCTTTTGCGGGTTCGCCACTTGATCCATGAGTGCATCACGAGTCGCACCGCCCATCACGCTCACGAGAACCGCGCCGCCCCATTCGGGAACGTCGACGGATTCAGTTTTGAGGTCGAGCGCTCCGAGAATCTGCTCGCGATTGAGTGTCATGCTTCTTCGTACTCCTTATCCGTTCGTCTGTTGTTTGAATCGGCGGCGCACCCCGTGCGCGCCGCCACGTCGAGATTATGCGCCGCCTGATGGAGCGGGATCGTCCGGCGCGCCGCCGGTTGCAACGTCGCCGGGAGCGACCGGGACGACTTCACCCGTGACCGTCAGGGCGATAGTCGAGGTCATGACGGCATCCACGCCGCCATTGATCGGGAACGACTTCACGAACGCGCGGAACTGATCTGCCGTGCCGTCCGGGTAGACGAGTTGGAAGTCCGTCGTAGCTTGCGACTTCTGTGCGGCCAGCATCGCAGCCTGACCCGCGCCCTTGAGGTTGCGGTTTACGTCGAGGGAAAAGCTGCCGTTGTCCATGAGGCCCGGTTGCTTTTCCTTCGCCTTGCTGTCGAGGTCGGTAACATCGATTTCGTTAGCAGTGCCGTCGAATCCGCTGAAAGACTTTACGTTGTTGACCTTCGTCCACGTCGGCTTCGGGTCGGTCGCCTTGCCCGTGTTGATGTAGAACCGCGAGCCCTGCGCGTTGATTGCCGTGCTGCTCATATCACTCCTTGAACCAGATCGAAAAATCAAGACGGCGGCCGTACAGCTTCGTGTCCGTCTCGTATGCGCTCGTCGGTGCGCCGATGGGTACAGCGCCGGCGCGCATCATAGCGCGGCGGGCTTCCCGCATGCACCGGACGGATTCCCCCTTTTCCGGCGACCAGATTGCGACCTGCATCCGCGCGTTTTGCAGGTCGTCTGGGTTGTTGTCGAGGTCGGTATTACTCACCCCGCCTACGGCCTGATAAACGGCGTATGGCGGCTTTGCCCCGGTCGGCGCTTCGTCAGGATAGGCTTTCATGCCGGCGACCGCGCGCAGGGCCGCGTACGTCAGCGAATCAGCGTCGGCCATTGTCCACCGCCGTACAAATGAGGTCGACATGCTCGCGGCGCGCGAAGTCCGGCGAAACGGCGTCGACGTTGAACTGCTGCGACTTCGCGCCGCCCTTGCCGAGCAACACAGCCACCATGCCCTCGTGCAGCCCTTCCCGGTAACGCACGCGGATCGACGTTTTGACTTCGCCCACCGGCTGATCGGAACGAAGCACCTGCGAGCCCGACTTACCCAGGACGTTGGCCCATACCTCGCACACTTTTACCCATGCTTCCTTCGGCTGGCCGTATGCGTCCTGCGCGTCCGGGTCGAGCGCTTCGACTCGCACGCGACGGTTATAGCTTCCCGCCTTAGTAGTTGAACCCGACACTTCACACCCCCGGAATTACGCGCCACGGCCGCAGCAGCGTGCGCGAGTTAAACGGCATTTCCGCGACCTTTTGCGCGCCCGCCGAATCCTCGCGATTCGTGTAAAGCTCCGCAAAGGTCTTTAGGATTGCCGCCTTTATTGCTCCGTTAATCACCATCGCGAATGGGCCAGCCTTGCCGACCTCGTTCGCGGCATCGAGCGTTTCTTGATCCGGGTATACGTCACGGTTGAGGTATGCGAACGCCGCCGCCTCTGCACCATCGAGCAACACCGCGCACACGTCATCCTCGACGCCTTCATCCTGCCGCACAAACGACAGGGCCAGCGACAGCGGAATCACGCTCATTCAGCCGCCTTGCCTCGCGCCGATGCCTTCGATTTACCGCTTTCCGGAACACCTTGCAGCGCGTCCGCAGCAGTCGCCGCCCCCTCCAGTTCCGGCGGACATTCGTCGCCCGGCTCATACGTGACCGGGTAAATCTTGCCCTCCGGAACGCCGCGCCAGACCTTCGAAAACACTGCCATCTATCACCCTCCATGCGAAAAAAAGGGCGGCACGCCCTCATGCGCCCGCCCCCGTGTCTTGCGGGCCGCTTACGTCGATGCGCCGACCTTCATTGCTCGCAGGCATTCCGGAGTCAGCAGACCGCCGCCGACGCGCTTGGTCGTGTAGAACTGCACGTTCGGCTTGTTGGTGTACGGGTCACGCAGGACGCGAACGCCAACACGGTCGTTGATGAGGTAGCCTTGCATGAAGTCCCCGAACATGATCGGGTTAGCGCCGGCCGCAACGTCCGGCATGTCCGGCAGTTCCGTGACCGCATAGCCCGCGAGCGTTGCCGGCTGGCCCGCGACAAGCGACGGTTGCCACAGGTAGTTGCCCATGTTGTCCTTGAGCTTGCGCACCTTGCCTTGCGTCGTCCGGTTCATCGTGAAACGCGCATTGAGCGTGTAGATGGACGGCAGGTCATAGATGAGGTCGAAAACCGCATCGGCCGTGATCGCGTTCGCGTCGCCGCTGTTGACGGTCTGGATTGCGCCGAGCGGATGCTTCGACGCGTTCGCGCCACCCTTGATGTACGTCAGCAGACCGGTCGGCATCTTGTCGCCTGTGCCCGTCAGGAAACCGATACCCTCTTGCTTGGCGAATTCGAGTTGAACCTCTGCCGCCAGCCACGCTTCGAGGTCGATTTCCGAGTCGTCCAGCATTTGTTGCGTTGCCGCCGGGTTCGCGTAGATTTCGCCGGTCGTGTAGGCGAGCGACTTGAACGCCGGCCCGTTGGTCGGCGGGCGATTATCTTCCTCGCCAACCCAACCCGACTCCGTGCCGCGCATGTTGAACAGCTTCGAGTAGGCCGACTTACCGGTCGGCTGCACGCGGCAGATTTGGCGCATGGGCGACACGAGCACCAGTTTGCCCGTGATGGTGCGATCCCACTCGACCGGCGCGAGATAGCCGCCTTGTTCCGACTCGCCCTTGTTGAGCGACGCGCGCACTTCGCCCTTTTGGAAGTGTGCGTGAAATGCGTCGGAATACTCCTTGTCCTTGACCTGCGCGCCCGCGCCCATCTGTGCGCCCGCCATCTGCACCGCGAGCTTATCGATTGCCGCTTGAATTTCCGACACGTCGCCATCGATGCGGTCGACCTTCGCGAGCGTGTCGCTCGACGTATGACCGTTTGCCTTCAGCTCGGCCAGCGCACGGTCGTTTTCAGCCCTGTACGCGGAGAATGCAGCATTCACGCTGTCGATAAGCGCCTTCACGGTCGACATATCGACGTCGGCACGCACCGATTGAATGCCGCGCGCGTTGATTCCTGCCAGTGCCGACAGAACCACCGATGCCAGCTTGCTTTTCACCATATATGCGTTATTCCCTAGGAGTATTGAATGAGTTGACAAAATCACGTAGCGACGCCGCAATTGCTTCTCTGTCGCCTTCCTTTTCAGACTTCGGTTTCACTTCCGAACGCATTCTAGCCAACACCTCCGCGCGCTGTACTCGGCTCATTCCCGTGCTTGCGAGTGCCGAATCTACGGTCGCGAGGACGCGCCGCTGCTCCGCCGCCTTTGTGTCGCCCTTCGACGTTGCCGTGTCATCCAACAAGCCGGTTGCCATGCCGTTTTTGACGGCCTGATCCGCGCTGATCCACGTTTCTTTGTCCATCAGCACAACCGCGTCGGCCTTGCTCATGCCCGAGCGCTTCGCGTACAGGCTCGCCATTGCATCATCGAACGGTGCGAGCGTTTCGGCCGCTGCGATGAAGTCATGACGGTTTCCGACCGCGACGGACCATGCGTTGTGAATCATCAGGAATGCGCCGTCGCCCATGAGAATTTTGTCCCCGGCCATTGCGATGACGGATGCCGCGCTTGCCGCCAGCCCCATGACGTTCACGGTCACTTCGGCGTCGTGCTGGCGCAGCAAGTTGTAGATAGCGACGCCCTCGAAAAAATCGCCGCCCGGCGAATTGAGGTTGACCACGACGGGGACACCTGCGCCAATGCTGCGCAGCGCCGCTGCGATTCGGTTGGACGTAACGCCCGCGCCGTCCCACGTCTCACCGATTGCGCCGTTGATCGTGATACCGCCAACGTCGTCGCCCGTAGCAGCCCTGATTTCCGGTTGCCAGCGTGCCAGCACGTCCGGCCGTGCGACCTGCTCGCCGCCCTTCAGGCACGAAGCCGCCTTGATTTCCGGCAGGCTCAAAAGACTCATTGTTTAGCATCCCCCTTCGATTTCTGCGTCATCGGATTGCGTAGCTGATCGGCCACGGCGTCATTATTGCGCGGCATGTCGAGGGTGTCGCGCACCTCGTTTTGCGTCATCCACGGCGACGAACCGCCCGCGCCTAGCGCCTTGCTGAAGAACGCAGCTTGATCGTTGAGCGTGCCGCGCAGTAGCGCCGCCTCGTTGAACTTGAACGCATACACGCCCAGCTCTTTGTCGCTCAGAAAGCATCGCGCGAGTGCCTGCTCCCACTGTACGAACCAGTGCGACAGGCCGTATTGGATGAAGAACAACGCCAACTGCTCGACACCCGAACCCCACGACGTGTCATCCATCATCAGCAGCGGGCGCGGCACGCCGTACATGCGCGCCACTTCCTCAATCTGATGGTTCCGGTTTTCGATCTGCTGTGACGACTGCGCCGTAGCAGAGAACTGCTTGGCCTTGAGTCCTTCCTCAAGAATCATCCACTTCCCGGCGTTTTCCGCTCCGCCGTGTTCCTCATACAACGAGTTTTTCAGGCGGTCGTATGCCTGATCGGATAGGGCTTCTTCCACTTCCAACGCTCCGCCCGCCATCACGCCAGTACGGAACAGGTTCTCTGCCGACTTTTCCGCCGCTTCTGCGAGGTCGAGCGCGTTACGGCCCAGCCGCAACCGGGAAATGCCGTGGATTCCGTCGAGCGATACATCGCGCAGGTGCAATACCTCGTCCGCCTTCAGTTCGATTTCGTTGCCGAACGGGTCGACGTGATCGTAGACAACCTCGAACGATGGAGTAAGGCGCGGGCGAGTCGAACGGCGTCGGCACGGCACGATTGCGACCGGCCGATTGCCGAGTGGCGAACGGATAATGCGGCCGTAGCCGTTTCCATCGAGTAACGCGTGTAGCTGAATCAGGCTCTTGAACTCGTGCGGCGTCTGCCAGCCGTTCGGCTTGAGCTTGATGAGGCGATGCGCCGGGTTGTTGGACTGTGTGGCCTTGGTGTCGTCTGTCGCCAGTAGATTGATGGGGAGCATGCCTACCGACTCGCTGATGAGCGTGGCGCACCGCAGCAGCGCCATATTGCGCAAGCGTCGCTCCCCGTCTTGCCCTTCGACCTCGCCGCGCCGAACATATTGCAGAAAGCGAGGGTCGTCTATCCCATCGAATGTTGCGCCGCCGCCCGACGGTGCGCTTACTGCCGCGCGGACGACTGGCTCGTGTCGCGCTTGCTCCTTAGTATTGCTACGTTTAAACAGATTCCAAATTGCCATATCCCCCCTCAGAGTCGACGGATTCCGCGCTTCTCATAGACTGATTTCCCGCGCGCCGCCGGGTTGGTCATCATGAGCGACACTGCGTCGAATAGTGCCATCAGCGGGTCAATCTTGGCCGATCCGCTCACCTGCTTGGTGATGTTGATTGCGTTACCCACCGGCACTACGCGGGCGTTGCCAACGCACCAGTTCATCATGCGCGTTCCGCCGTGGATGAGCGCACCCTCTACCGGCTCCGCGTCGACCCTACGCCCGGACGCCGCCGCGATCCGCCGCTCTGCCGTCTTGATCGCACCCGCAAGCTTCCAGCCCTGCGAGATACCAACAATCGAGTCCTCCGGGATTTTCACCTCGACCAGCGCATCGAGAATCCCACCGATACCGGCAGGGTCAGCACCTACCTTGTCGAGCAATCCCGCGTCGTGAACCTGCTTAACTCGTGCCGCGACCTCCAACACGTCATCCCCGATCTGCTCGCACACGGTCAGGTCTCCGTCACGTTCGAAGTCACGCAGGGCCGAAGCAATATCCTTGCGGCGCTCGAACACGGTTTCATGCGCCCACGCGTGGAACCACGCGAGCCATTTGCGCGTGTCACGAACGCGGCCGACCACTGCGAAGCCCAACAGGTCATCGAGCCCGCCGCCGTCGATGCCTACGTCGACCACCTCGCACTGTTCCAACAGGCTTTCGAGCGTGAGCGCCGGCTGTAACGCCGCCCCTTCCCAAAACTCCGCACCAGCCCATCGATCTGACCGCAGAGATAGGCCAATCTCGACGTTCGCATGCTTCGCGAGGAATCCGCGAAACGATTCCTCGCCCGCCTCTTTACTCTTGCGGAACTCGCGTTCAAGGAATGCTTGGTCGACGGAGTAGCCGAAATTCGGGTTCACCATCGCCAGATTCTCGACCAACAGGTGCTCCTTCCGGGCGCGCATGTCGTCGGGATGCTCGTAGATGACCGGCACAAAGCACGGGTCATCGATCTTCCCGTCGCGCACGTCCCGCGCATATCGGAGCTTCTGCGCGAACACGCCGGCCGGCGGCTCGTTCGATTGCGTCGTGAGGTAGATAACGAAGCCCTCCGGGCGACTGGCAAGGCCGCCCGTTGCTTCCCGTAACATGTCCTCCGCATTCGGCATCTTGCCGAACAGCCATAGTTCGTCAATCAGCGTACCGACGCTCTTTTTCCCCGACACCGTGTTGGCATCGGCCGCAATCACCTTGAGCGTCGCGCCCATCGTGCGATGCGTGATCGTCTTGATGTGCGTCTGCACCTGAAACAGCGGATCTAGCTCGGGCTCGTGCTTCACCATGTCGCGCGATGGTGCGAAGCTGTTGTTCGCGACCTCCATCGTTGGCGCAAGGATTGCGTACTCGGCCGACAGGCGCTGATTCACGAGCATGGCGGTCATCATGATTCCGGCCGCCAGCGTCGATTTGCTGTTCTTCTTCGGCAGACAGACGAACCATTCGGTAATGAGCCGCCGCCCCGGCGGACCATACTCCCCATGACGGTCATACGCGCCAAAGATCGACCGCACGAGGTCGAACACCCATTCCGCAGACGCCTCGCCAAACGTAGGCGATCCGGGCGCGTCAACGATCTTCAGTTCCTTGAAAATGCCGAGCGCGTACTCGGCTTCCTCCGGGAAGATGGGCGGCGGAATGATCGTCTTGCCGGCCTTCAGGCGCTCGCCCCAATCCTTGCACGCCGTCGACCACTTCAACGTCATAGGCGCTTACCTCCCGACGCTGCCAGCTTCGGCAGTGGCGGGGGTGCGCCAAACCTCGACGCCGCTGCCTTCGCCGCGTCGGCCTGCTGCTCCTTCTTGCCCTGCTCACCCTTCTTAGCGTGTTTAAACGGCATCAACCCTAGCGCCGCCGTCACCCGTAGCTTCTGCTCCGTCTCCTGATCGTTCATGACCGCGAGTAGAAAATCCATCGGGTCTTTAAACGTCATCAGCTTGTCGAGGTCGAACCCGGCCGCCCGTGCGGAATTTGCTGCGCGCGTTGCCGCAGCAGCCGCCTTCTTGGCGTCGTCAGCGGCTCGACGCGCTTCCGGCGTGTCCGGAATGTCGACCGGCTTGCCGGCCGGTTTAACGCCCTCGTAGCCGTGTTTTAACAGGTAGGCTTTAACGTCTTTATCTTTAACAAGACGCGACCCGGCCTGCGATGCGGTCGCCGCGCTGTATCCCGCCGCGATAGCCGCAGCCTTATTGGACCGCCCCGCCATGAGGGCATCAGCGAATTTCCGTTTCCTTGCCGTAAGTGCCATTAACAAAAACCTCAATAGGGGATTTTTTCCCTGCGTGCGGGAGCGGTCGGTCCTGGCGGGTAGAGGGCGAAAAGTTTCGACACCCCCACCCTAGACCATTGATTTAATTGGATTTATCTAAGTCCGGCGCGCCGCTCCGCGCGGGCCTTCTCGCCGTCGTGATGCGGTTTGCATAGGGTTTGGACGTTCGCCGGGTCGAGGCGCAGGCGGTCGTCGCCCCGGTGCGGAATGATGTGATCGCCTATCGTGCCGACCGGCTCCGCGATGCCGCGCTCCGCGCACTGCAACACCACGTCGACGGGCGACAGGTGGGACATGCCAAGGTCGCGCAGGCAGAACACGCAATGCGGATGCTTCGCAAGATGCTTTGCCCGGACTCGTTGCCAGTCAGCGCCATATCCTCGCGCCGCCGCTGTCGACTTCCCGGCGCGCCACGATCCGGCCGCTACCGTTGTGTGCCGCGCCTCCTGTGTCTTGATGCGCGGGCGCAGCGTCGTGAGCCTGCTTGCCATTACCGCGCTGCTAGTTGCGGCAGCGCCATGTCGATAGCCTTAGCGTCCCGCTCGTCATCCACAACGACCTCACGCCAACACAGCGTCGTGTAGCTTGTCGAGATTCCACCGACCGTCGCATTGGCCGCGTACAAGCCCGGATCGCCCTTACGGCGCATCAACGCAATCACGTCCATTTCTGCGCCACGCTCGGCAAAGATGGATACGTTCGGAATGGGTTGCTTGGTGTCGCTCATGTGGCCGCCAAATAGAAAAGCCCGCGACCAGTTTCCCGGCGCGGGCTATGGGTTGGATTGTCTGCCCCATGCGGGGAGAGTCCCGATTCTACGGGGCGGCGTCAGTGCAGTTCAGCACCTTTCCTATGCCGCTTCTGCGAGCGTGGACACCTTGCGATGATCGATCATTCCGGCGGCATCGAGCGATGCAGACAGAGCCGTGTAGCCCGCCGTTTCCTGCGCAACGATCCACTTCTGAATGACCGAGCAATGCGCAGCGGCCGACGCGGAACCGACACCGTAGCGGCGCGCCGTCATGTCGGGGTCGACGTGTGCGCCGAAGTGCTTGCGGACAACTGCAGCGCGGTACTCCTGCACGGGCAGGCCGGGAATTTCCTCTGCTGCGCGCGCCGCCAATACCGCCGTGAACTGCTCAAAATCGCGCGTCAGCTTCCAGCCTTGGCAGCAGCGCGAAGCGCAGTCGCATCGATCCTCGCGCGCGACGCGGCCCGCCATGACCGCGAGAAGCTGATACAGCGGCAGGGCTTCCATGTGCCGCTTGATGATGCCGACCGTCGCTGCACCGTCGAGCGCCTTGTCCGTGTCGACCTGATCGCGCGCCGCCTGCGACTCGCCGTAGTTCATCGCGAACGACACCGCCTGATGCGCCGTTCTGAAAATCCCCGCTGCTGCTCTTTTTTCGCTCATTCTCGCTTTTCGGTTGGTCAAAGAAAACGCGCCGCCAGCCGTGATAGCTGTGCGGCGCGTTGCCGATTATCCCCACCCCTTAGCGGGACTGAACATGAGCCGATTCGGGCAGTTCGCGGCGATCGTCATACATGCCGCAAAGCGCGGTCAGGATGAGGGTGAATACCGCAGCATCCATCAGCGTCCGGCGCATTACTTGCCCTTCACCAGCTCGCCGTCCGGGTTGTTCGGGTCATACGTGCCCGTGTTCGGGCCGTTCGGGTCGTATTGCGGGATGATTTCGACCTTTTGGTTGCGCAGGAACAGATTGCGCACCATCCCGCCGACGATGACCACGACGGCGACCGCACAAAACCCGTAGATAACGATGTCGCTCATTTTTGTTTTCCCCTCTCAGTGAATGACCGTGAATGTGATGCCGTTTGCCGTGAGCCAGTCGCCTAGCGCGTGCCGTGGCTCTGTAGCCTTCGGCCACTGATACACGATTTCGATAATACCGTCGGGCCGTTCGCTTATTTCTCCGGCGAATGGCGCGCCGGGATAGGTCACGAATGGCACGCCGTCAACGATTGCCCGCTGCGCGTGTTCCGCCAGCGCTTCGGGCACGTCGTCTTTCAGGATGAACGCCAACGCCGTCATTCCGCCGCCACCGATACGCCGAACCGCTCGACCACCAGAGCCCGCGCCGCCGCTTCGAGGGGCGTGTCACCGACACCGTAGGCCGCGCTTTCGCTGTCTGCCCGCGCCACCCATCGGCCGCCGTCCGGGTAGATGCCAACACGCCGCCGCTCAATCAGCGCGCCGCCGTCTTTCCAGTCTGTCGACGGACAGAACGGCCCGCGCATCCGATATTCGCGCTTGTCGTCGCCCGGAAGCATGAGCCCGCGGACGCCGACCGTTACGCGCGTCACGAGGCATTGGCCGCCCTCGATTTCCACTGACAGGTCCAACGCCTTCCCCGTCCAGTAGTCGAGCGCTGCGCCGGTCAGTTCGCCCACCGTGACGCGCTTTGCCTTTTTCGTGCCCGGCGCGTTCGGGACGGAAAGCTCATACTCGCCCGATTCCATGAAGGGCGTGAGCGTCGCCCGGTTGTCCTTCACAGAGGCCGTGACCCACGCGTGTTCCATGTCGACCATTCGCGAGCGGTCGACCAGATAGGCGCGCATCGGCTCAGGAATCCACGCCAGTACGCGCACCACGTCCGGCAGTCGCTCGCCGTTATGCACAACGCGCTTGACCGCGTACACCATCGTTTCGACCGGTGCGTCGACCTCGCCGTGCCCCGTCCTCCCCCTGACCAAAAAGTGATCCTGCGACGGGATTTGCACCAACAGCCGCGTAGCTCGCATCGTCGTCGCCCCCTCACCGCGCACCGAAAAACCACTTCGATCGGCCGCTCGACATGAACGGCGCAAGCTCGCGCGCGTTCTGGCTCACCCGCGCCGTCGCCCGGAGAACAGACCGCGAATTTGGCCGCCAGCCTTCCGCCGACTGAAGGATCGCCCTCGCACGGGTCGGCACGTAAATGTCGACGGCCACCACGTCGGGCCGATACGCGTCGTCGCCCTTCACGCGGATACGCCGCGCCACGAAGCAATGCGCCTCGACCGTCTCGACCGTCTTGCGCCCCTTGATCGTTACCTCAACGTCTACAGCCAGTCTCATAGCCTGATTCCCATTTTCTCGTTTCGAGCCGGCCCCCATCGCCGGAAAGCATCGTTCCACGTCTCGCGCTTCTCATCGCGCGTCAGCTTGTGGCCCTGATCGTATTCAGCGTGACACCAGTAGCAGGCCGGCACCGTGAGCCCGTCCGCGACCTTGAGCCCCATTCCCTTCCCTTCGTTGCGGTGCGCCGGTACGACGGTTTCATCCGCCGGCCGGCGCGGGCATATGCCGGGAATCAACAGGTAGCAGGGCTCACCCCTACATGCCGCCAGATACTTCGCATCCTCGCCCGTGGCTTTCTTCGGCCGGGATGCTTTGCGCCGCTTGGCGGGCTTCTCATCCCGCGCCGCCGGGTCGGCGGCCTTGCGCCGAAAACCCTTCGGGGGTTTCGAGAACGTCGACCACTGACCCGGTTTCGCCTTGACCTTGAACGGCGTTCGCTTGAGCGTGCACCCACGCTTTAAGCAGTCCTCACGGGACTGCGCACGGCCAAAACCGCTCAAGCGCGGAACCCCGCCGCCCGCTGCTGCTGGCCGACCGACGCCATGTCGTGAAACGCCGAGTAGACGAGCGGATCGAGATTGCGCAGCCACGAGTTGCGGGGCCAGCGACCGCCAAACTCCGAATCCGGCTTGCGGCGCGTCGCGCGGCGGTTGTGCTGCCCGTTGTAAATGTTCTTGCCCGGCCCGTAGACGTATACCAGCGCTTGCGATTCTTTATCCACGACATGAATCGACTGCCCCGCATCCTCTGCCGACAACTGCCGCACGATGAAGGCGACCGTTTTGCGAGGCGTCCGCAGCGCTTCCGCGATTTGAACGACGGTACGGCGGCGGCCGTCCTGCATCAGTTCCTCGACGCGCTCGGCGGTCGACATTTTCGGGACAATGATTTGGTCTTTACTGTTGTGCATTTTCTACATTTCGATTTGCATTGATGCGCGCATGTTTTGCGCGCACCGGGCGGTCATCACTGAATCCGCACCGGAGCTACTACACTTCCTGAACCTCGATACCGTGAACAGCACGCATCAGGTGTCGTTTCAGCGAATACACGGGCGTTTTCATGCCCTTCACGTCCTCGACTACCTGCTTACCGTCGCGCTGATACACAAAGTCCGCTACGTATGTCCGGGCGCGCTTTCGCTTCCCATCCATCACCACAGCCGGCGCGATTTCAAAGCTCACCTGCAACCGCAAATCACTGATGATTCTGGCGGTCTGCATGCGCTTGAGGTCGAAATACCTCGACCGCTCGCGTTCGCTATCAAACTTGATCCCGTCAGCCTCACACTTCCGGTTTCCGTACTTCGCGGCTTTCGCCGTAGTCCCACCAATCGACGGCGCGCCCACGCTGTCCGCAATCTCGTCAAACCCCGCATCGACGCTCGGCAAGTTGCCTGTCTTTCGAGCAATCAACCGCTGCGCCGTCGATAGCTGCGCCCTAATCCGGGCCGTGCCGATGTGCGTTGCGTCGCCCGGCACGTCGATATCCCACCCCATCTGTCGCGCGCCGCCTTTCGGCTTGCGCCGACTGCCTACCGCCTGCGACAACGCTGCCCGCGCCGCCGCCAACCTTTCGTCCTTTCCTTGCATCTACCTCCATCGCCCTAGCCGGGCTTTGCTTCGAACCTCACCGGATTCAACCGACAGGCGCTGCCGCCAACCACGAAAACCCAATCGGGCTGATGCGCGCAGTTCCGAAACCCAAGCCTGTACATTCGCGTATGGCCGGGCCGCTCCGTTGCGTGCTTGCACCCCCGACACAACTTAGGATTGCTTACCTCTTGGTAAGCGTGTTCCCCCCGTGTTTCTCGCATCCCTTTACCCCCCGGTCATCGGCAGGCCCAATGCCTCGTGTGCGATGCGCAGCTTGTTCAAGTCATGACTTCCGGGCCGCCCGCGTTCTTCTCGCACGATCCTTTCCGCCCACTGCATATTTCCGCCCTTCGACTTGTTGAGCGGCGCTGCCTGCCTTGCGATCCGCTCGATTTGCTGCTGCCCTTCCGCACGACTGGTTTCCGACGCTCCGGGAGCCGCAAGCATCGCCACGCGTTCGGGAACCGGCTGTACGCTGCCCGACTGCTGCACCTGCGTAAGCGCCGCCCTGAACCGGGGGAGTAGCTGCGCGTGCGTCTGCTGCACCATGTCCCACTCACCGATCTTTGCCGCCGCCCAAAAAATCGCCGGGTCCGACCAAACGTCTTTGCCGTGCTGCCTGCGTCGCATCTGCTCGACCGCTTCGTGCAGCGCTGCGTCAACATCGATTGCCGGCTTGCATGCCTCAATGAATTCCCCCCAACCCGGCGCGTACTTCATCCGCTCGCAGCCCCGGATACCGCGCCGCAGGTCGCCGGGTGTCAGCTTGGCGTCTACGATCCGCTGCCCCCACGCTCGACGCATGTTCGCAATCCCCGAATCCTCCCCGCCGACCATTGCCCCGCTTTCGAACTTCGCCACGAACGGCCGACCGAACAGGCCCAGCAACTCGGCAAAGACGTAATCCATTGCGGCATCAATGCGCGACTGCTGCGCGCCGCCCGCTGCAACCTCCGTCAATCCACACCCCCATCAATCCATCGCGCATCGCCGTCAATCGTTTTGTCATCGCGCGGCGCTTCGCCGTAACCCGCCTGACCCGGCATACCGTTCGGGAACAGCGCGGCATACGATCCGGAGCGCTGCTCATCGCGCCGGCTCGGCGTTTGTTGTTTCGCGCCCCCGCTGTTTCGCAGGAACCAATCCGCTTTGAAGCCCTGCCATGAAGCGCCGGCCGCATACTCGACCGCCTGCGCTGGCGTCATCCCCACCTTTGCCGCTTCGCGCTGCACGGTTTCCCACACGGTCGCCGTCACTTCCTTGCCATTGCGAGCCGTCATCCAATCAGCCGCGTGCTGCTCGCTAACACCCTGCCCGACCAGAAACGCTATCGACTGATCGCGCTTCGTAACGCGCTTTGGCGACGCCGTCGCCTTAGCTCGATCCTTGGTTCTGTTCAATCCTTGCTTAACATCAGTACTTACTAGTGTCGGATTGGCCGTATCCGGTTGAGCCGTATCCGGCTGATCCGCATCCGGTTGAGCCGTACACGGCAAAACGGGGATTTCCGATACCAGATAGTCGTAGCCCGCCAGCTTTCCGGCGTCCCCTCGCGCTGCGTGCCGCGTGATGTATCCGGCCTCTATCAGTTCCGAAAGGATCGCCAGTACGCCGTCGCGCCTCGTATGCGCTCGTGTGCCCTCCGTTTCGTTGACCAATGCCGTTCGGCTGACCCGCCAGCCGTCAGGCTTTCCGAGCAGGTAGACCAGCATCCCCCGCGCCGCCCACGACAGGCGACGATCCTCACTGATTGCCTTGTCGAGTATGTAGAAGTTGCTTTGGGGTCTTGCTGCGCGCTGAATCGCCACTACACCCCCTTGCGCAGAAACGCCCAATCGACGGACGGCTGCAAATCCTCACATCGCACCGCGCCGCCCGACTCCCGCTCGATTGCGATGCAGAAGCCCGCGCCGAGCTGCTGTTTCCGGCAAATCGCCTTACGCAGATAGTTGACGCTCGTGCCGACGCGCTGCGCGAACTCGCGCTGCTTTGCCGTCGTGAGCGAGTTGAGAAAGACCTTGAGTTTTTCCATAAAGGCTCCGTTGAACCATGACGCACACTTTACTCCGGGTAACATTTTACCGCAACAGATTTGTTACCTCAGGGAGCAACGCCTGATCGAGCCCTATTGGTTGCGCACAACACCCAAGGTTCTTACCTTTGAGAAAATGTCACGCCCGCTGTACGATGGCAGGTAATGAACAACTAACGGGGCTAAATTCCCTACACGCATGGACAAGTACGAACACCGCCGCCTTCGCCTCATCGAAATCCGCGACGACCTGTGCAATGGCAAAGCATCGGAACTGGCCCGAAAGATCGGAAAGACAGACTCATACGTTGCCCGTATGCTTTGGCCCGAAGGGAAAGACGGCCGGAAACGCATGGGCGGGGAAATAGTGTCGCAGGTCGAGGATGCGATAGGCATCCCTCGCGGCTCGCTTGACGGAACCGACCCAATCCTTCATTTATTACAAAATGTCAAGACTGTTCAAATAACCAATACCAAAGGTAACATCAAGGGTCCGAACATTGAAGCCGTGCCCCAATTTGGCGCGGCGCAACGAGTCCCGCTCATTTCGTGGGCGAGTGCCTTGGAGACCGAGAGATTGAATGCTGTAGTAGAAGAATGGATAAACGCGCCGTTTCAGGTAGTGGACGAGTCGTATTACCTGCGAGTGCGCGGGCTATCAATGCATAACCCGGCCGGCGAACCGTCGTTTCGCGACGGCGACCTGATCCTGGTAGAGCCGGTACAGACGGCAGACGGGGGCGCGCTCGTACTTGTCGAGATTCCGGGCGAACCGGAACCGATATTCCGCCAGCTTTACGTCGAGGGACGCGACCGCTACTTGCGCGCCCTCAACCCGGATTGGCCGGAGGGCATTACCCGCCTTAGCAGCGACGCCAAGGTAATCGGCGTTATACGGTCGAAGCTTGTGCGTTATTGACCGCACCCCGCAAAGAGCCACGCACCGACGTGGCTTTTTTTTACCCCAAAACTTTCCCTCGGGTATTGACCTGACAATTCCCCTTAGGTAACATCCGTTCCATCGTAACGAACCGACAGGTAATCGCGATGGACAAGGATCGAATCACGGAATATGCGAAGGGCTGGAACGCCGCGCAAATGAGCCGCGCGCTCCCGGCGGATGCCGGTCTGATCGCAGCGATCGGCTACCGCGACGTGTTGCAGGCTCGCCCGCAGCGAGCCAAACGACGCGCAGCCAAGAAGGAAATTCCGCAGCGCGCAGAGGGCTGGCGCTTCGCTGGCGCAGCCGGCCGGTTCACGGTATGGCACGCAGGCAAAAGCGATTACCGCGTGACTGACGGCGCGCAGGGCGAGGTAGTAGGCACCCGCGACCAGTTCGGCCTCGCTCATGCGCTCGCGCGCCGCCTCTACGACCACCTCCGCCTTCACGTCGAGCAATGAGCGCGACACGGCAACACGTTCGTTGCAGGCATTGCCAGAGGCGGCGGTGTCTGCCCCGCCTGCTCTCCGAATACGAGACGCCGCCAGCCTGCCGCACCTGTGCGCGGCGCGATTACCGCGTCGACAAATGGATGAATCGCCGGAATACGACGCTCGCGTGCTGTAGCTGCGCTGGCTACTGGTTCCCGCATCGGCGCGGCTCCCTTTTTTGCTGGCATCGCGCGGACGGCACGAACCGATACCCCGGCGATCCCGACTTTGCCGACCGAAATTACGACCCTGAGATTCACGCACTAGCGAGTCACGCAGCATGAGCAATCGAATCATTTCTGGCGCCATCGCCGCGACTGCAACAGCTACCGCCATCGGCCTGTCTGCCGTCTCAGGCATCCAGCGCGGCGGATGGGAAAGCGAGCGCGCTTTGTTGATCGCAATGGGCGTCGTGCTCGTCGTCGCGGCCCACCTGATCCCCGCGTTGACGCGCGGAAAGCCTGCAACGGCGCGAATGATCGGCTTCGCAATGTGGGCGGCGGCGATGGCGGCGACCTGCTACGGCCACGCGACGTTTTTCGTGTTCGCAGCGAGTCACGCGGGCGACGAGAGGGCCAGTCACGTTACTGCCCCACCCGTTACCACGTACCGTGACCCTGTGACTATCGCCCGTGACCGCGCCGCCGTAGAGGGCCGGCTCGCTCAAGCGCAGGCCGAGCGATGCCGCCGCACCTGCCCCGAGTTGCAGGCGCGCAGGGCAAGGCTGACGGGCGAGATACAAGCGCTCGACGTTGAGCGCGACATGGCGGCGCGAGATTCGGCGGCGCGCGAGCGCGTGATCGTCGAGCGTGACGCGGCAGCGCGTGACCCAATGGCCGCCGCGCTTGGCTGCTCCCCGCTGTTGGTAGGCATGTTGTTCGCCGCTGTGCTTGAGGGCGTCGCCTGCCTCTGCTGGACGCTTGCTCTATCCCCGGTTGAACGCGTGACGAGTCACGTTACTCGTGACGTGACTGCGCCAGTGACGGTAACGCCGGTCATCACGGCTACCGAGATTCCGACCGAGCAAATCGTCCTAGCATGCGCCGATTCTGTCCTGGTCGAGAAAGCCACCAAGCCCGCGCCGCCAGTCGTCACGGAATCAGACCTTGAGCGCACCCGCGCCGCCGTAGAGGCGAACCAGCTACGTGCAACCGTGATCGAGATTCGGAAGTTTCTCGGATGCTCCCAGAGCCGCGCAGCAGCCATCGCAAAGCAACTCAAGCAACCCGTTTAAACATGCACTCGACCATCCCCCGAACCCTCGCGAACTACCGCGAAAAGACGCGGACGCAGAGGGTCTACACCTTCACCCGTAAGCGATGCGCTTGCGGCAAGCAAGTAACAGCGCGCCAGCTTGGCCTATTCGGCCGATGCGCCACCTGCCACAAATCGAACCAAGGGAACAAATGACCACCATCGACCAAATCGTCGCCCGCATGCCGAAAGAGGCGCAGGCCCGCACGTCGCCGGAAAACGTCTTGGACGTGCTGCGCGCGCTCCGGGCAGGGAAACATGAACTGATCGTCCGGCCGGCCGCGCAGGCCGACGAGGTGGCGGCGCTCTTGCGGATTCAACGCGATACCGATACGCGAATTGGCGTGCTGTTCACATCCAAGGAATGCGCCGACCGCTGGCAAGCCCGCGCCGCCGACACCAACGAGACGGCGGCAGAACCGTCGATCCCGGCCGGCTGGAAACTCGTACCCATCCACCCGAGCGGCACAATGAGGGATGCCGGACATTGGTCGTTGCCGGTCGGCATCGGTGGCCCGTGGACAGCGGCGGCCGTCTATCAGGCAATGATCGACAACGCCCCGCCGCCTCCCGCGCAGGCAAACGCAGACGACAGCGAGGGGCGCAATGATTGAAACGGGCGAAGTATTGAACGTCGCGCGGCGCGCAGTGCAACTCTACGCAGAGACACACCCGCGACCGTCACACGTCACGATCCAGCAAGCAGCCGAAATGATGGGGTTGAGCCGCCACACGGTGAGCAAGATGGTCGGCATGGGGACGTTCCGGCTCAACAAGTGCGGGCGCATCCCGATCGGCCAAGTTGACATCGCTCTACAGGGTAGCTAACCGAGCGGCAATATCAGCAGCGGATTCGCGGTAATACGTCCGCTGCAATATCTTCAGGTCGGCATGGCCGCTCACCCGCGCCAACGTCATCACGTCGACCTTTCGCGAAAGCCGGGTCAATGCTTCGGCCCGGCTGTCGTGAAAATGCAGACTGGCAATCGACGGGTAAGCGACAGCCAGCCGCTCCCTCGCCTTTCGGAACAGGGCATCGAGGCTTTGACTCGAAATCGCAAAGCACCGCTCCCTATCCGCCACCACACGCAGCAATCTCACCGCCTGCCGGGTCAACGGCACTTCGCGCGGCTTGCCTGTCAAGTGCTGTGTCTTATGCGGCACGCGGGCTACTCGACGTTCGAGGTCAAGCGTACCTTTCCCGAGCGCCAATATCTCACCCGCACGCATAGCCGAGCGCAGCGCGACCAAGAATACGAGCGCCGTCTCTTGCTGCAACGATTGCGGCGGCACACCTGCCCTATATCCCAACTGCCTGCAAATCAGCTTGACCTCTGTCGGGGATACGCGTCGATCCCTTGATGGCGGCTCGGCGGGCAAGCGGAAGCCCTCGAACGGGTTAGCGTCCATCCACCGCCACTCCTTGCGCGCGACAGAAAACGCGTTTCGCAGCCAGCTAATATCACGCAGGACTGATGCCACGCCCACCGCCGGAACCGGCTCCCCATCACTCCCCACGAATCCCCGCAGTCGCGCATCGCGCCATGCCGCAAGATCGGGCGTTGTGACTTCGGCCAGCGTCTTATCCGCCAGTTCCGGGAAGTTGCGCAGGAATGCCCGCAGCCGCAGCGATTCGGGGCGCGAGCCGCGTTTCGACGGGATTATTTCCTTGTCGTACTGCTCCAACATGGCGCGCACGGTGTAGCGCTCGGCCGGTTGTTGCGCAGCCTGCTTACGTATCTCAAGCTCGCGCGCCGACGCCCATGCCTTAGCCTCGCGCTGCGTTCGAAACGTCTGGGAGTCGCGGACCGGTTTGCTAGCCGGATCGGGCTTAACTGAAATTTGCGCCCGCCAACCGTCTTTGTAGGGAGTAATTGAAGCCAT